TTGCAGGTGGGGCTGCATTGATATTGACGAATATAACTTTGATCATACTAGCCTCATTAAAAGTATTCGGTCTAATAAACTTCCCTTAATAGTTTGCCGTAGTAAATCTGGCGGCGCACACGTATTTTTATTTACTAAAGAAAACATTCCTGCATCGTTGATGCAATCAAAATTAAAACAAATGGCAATCATACTTGGGTATGAAGGGTCAGAAATATTTCCTAAACAAACAGAAATATTAGTGGATCGTGGGGACACTGGTAATTTCTTAAATTTACCCTACTACAATGAAATGAAAGGACTACGATATGCTATCAACGATAATGGCACCGGTTGTACACTTGAGGAATTTTTTGAGCTCTATGATGTTTACGCTCTTACCAAAGAGCAAGTCGAAGAAATCAAAACAAAAGAAAAGAAAATAGAAGAAGCATTTCCTGGAGGCCCGCCTTGTTTAAATAAACTTGCAGCGATTGGATTTGGTGAGGGTTCCAGGAACAATGCATTGTTTAATATCGCAGTGTATTACAAACAATCACATCCTGATACTTGGGAAGATGAAATTGTAAAAGCAAATCAAAAATTTATGGAACCTGCATTAAGTAATAGTGAGGTTCAACAATTAATTAAATCTGTAAATAGAAAAGGTTATGATAAATACAGATGTAAAGATGCACCAATCAATGCAGTTTGTCAATCTGGTTTGTGTAGAACAAAAAGATTTGGTGTAGGATTTGGTGAAGAAGAGATGCCAGTGTTAGGAAGTTTAACAAAGTATGCATCTAAACCACCAGAATGGTTTTTGGATGTAGATAAAAAAAGAATACAATTAAAATCAGAACAACTTTATAGCCCACAACTATTTGCATTAGCGTGTTTAGATCAAGCTAATTTAGTAGTTCCTGTACCTAAACCACAAGATTGGAAACAACATTTTTTAAAACCTATGATGCAAGGACTACAAGAAGTAGAACCTTTAGAATCACTAGATCCTATTAATGAACTTACAGGCCTACTGCAAGACTGGACAACTAATAGACAATCAGCAAGAACTTGGGACGATATATTAAACAAACTACCATACACCGATGAAAAAAGAGAATTTACTTATTTTAGAATGGAGGATTTTTTTAACTTTTGTAAACGAAATCATTGGGAGAAAGACAAGAATCAAACCGGTAATTTAATAAAACAACTAGATGTATTTGAAAAAGAAGACAGAATGAGAATAAAAAAACAACAACCACGATTAATTAAAATTAAAACAATGAAACAGACAGAGGCATCTGTTTCTAAAATACCTTATCAAGAGGAAGACTTCTAATGAAGACCATAATATTAGGTCCACCTGGCACAGGTAAAACAACAACACTATTGAATCTTGTCGATGAATTTATACAGCAAGGTGTCAGACCAAAACAGATTGGTTATTTTTCTTTTACCAAAAAAGCTGCAACGGAGGCAGCAACGAGGGCCGCGGATAAATTTAGTTTAGATTTAGAAAATGATCTAGATAATTTTAGAACACTTCACTCTTATGCTTTTGCACAATTAGGTATGACAAAAGAAAAAATGATGGGTCGAGAAGATTACAAAGAATTTGGTGAAAAGTGTGGCATACCAATTAAGGTTGCAAAGTTTTCTGATAATGATGGCACATTTAATTCTGACAATGAGTATCTTACAATAATAAATACAGCAATAGTTAAACGATTAGATTTATTAGAATACTATGACTCTCGTCAAAATATTTTAGATATTGAACGCAATACTTTATATCTTTTAGCAGAAGAATTAAAGAGGTTTAAGAAAGAAAAAGGACTTAAAGATTTTAATGATTTACTGCTAGACTTTACCGCAAAAGAAAAAACAAATAGTTTTAAAGTTTTATTTATTGATGAAGCACAAGATTTATCTTTGCTGCAGTGGGAAATGGTAAGGAAACTTTGGTCTAATGCAGAGAAAACTTATATAGCTGGAGATGATGATCAAGCTATATTTAAATGGGCAGGTGCAGACGTAGATCATTTTATTGCACTTAAAGAAGAAGTTGATGATATACAAACTTTAAATCAATCTTATCGTATACCTGGTGGACCCATACATGAATTATCACAGAAAGTAATTGGTCAAGTACAAAATAGATTTGATAAAGAATACAAACCAAGAGAAGAAGAGGGACTTTTACGCAGATACTCTGACGTTACACAAGTTGATATGTCAAAAGGTAATTGGTTAGTATTATCTTCTGCTAATCATTTTTTAGATCCAGTCAAAGAGGTATGTGAATTACGAGGTTGGTATTATCAATATCGCGGAGCTAATTCTATATCTTTAAAATTATTGTTGGCTCTAAATAATTGGGAGTCTTGGCGTAAGGGCTGTATGTTAAATCATTTAGAAATAAAAAATATTTATGAGTATCTAGGTTCGAATGTATTAGAAGGATTTAGAAAAGGTAAAACACTACATTCTGAAGATAAGTATACTTTAGAAGAATGTAAGAAAGATCATGGTTTGGTTATAGATAAAGTTTGGTATGAAGCCTTTGAAGGTTTAGATACCATAACCGAAAACTACATTCGTAATATGAGGGCGAATGGAGAAACATTAAATAAAAATCCTCGTATAATAATGTCAACCATACACGGAGCGAAAGGAGGAGAAGCTGACAAAGTTTTATTGATGCAAGACATAACAAACGCAGCACTCGAAACATTTAGTCATGACCCAGATGAATTACATAGATTATTTTATACTGGAGCGACGAGAGCGAAGCGTGAATTGCACGTCTTGGATCCAAGAGATTTTGATAAAGCTTATTTATTATGACACACAAAGATCTATTTAAATCAACAACATACGATTCATTAGAAAAGCAGGTCGGCGGCAAACATTATAAAAATATGAAGATTCAGCCAGCACACTTTATAAACGAAAATAAGTTGCTTTTTGCAGAAGGCAACGCTATAAAGTATATCTGTAGACACCAGTCAAAAGGAAAAGAGGAAGATGTGAAGAAGGCAATCCATTATCTAGAAATGATACTAGAGAGAGACTATTCGTGAGAAGTACACAAATACCTCTATTCACTCCAGAAACAGAATGGGTGATGCCAGATGAACTTAAAGATCTTCGCGGAGCCAAACAAATAGCAATCGATTTAGAAACTAATGATCCAGACTTGAAAGAGCTGGGTTCTGGTAATGTCACTGGAAAAGGGCACATTGCTGGCGTTGCGGTGGCCGTAGAAGGCTGGTCAGGGTATTTTCCTATAGGACATGAGTCTAATGGCAATATGGATAAAAAACTGGTGTTTTCATGGTTGCAAGATATGTTTAACCAAAAAGATACCACCTTCATATTTCATAATGCCATGTATGATATCTGTTGGTTAAGATCAGTAGGACTGACCATCAAAGGTAAAATTGTAGATACAATGATAGCTGCGTCTTTGATTGATGAGAATAGATTATCTTATCAATTAAATACGTTATCAAAATATTATGTGGGTATGGGTAAAGATGAAAATATTTTAAACGCTGCAGCAAAAGAATATGGCATCGATGCTAAAAAAGATTTGTGGAGATTGCCTGCAATGTTTGTGGGTCAGTATGCAGAGCGTGACGCAGAGTCTACTTTAAAACTTTGGCAACGATTAGAAACAGAAATGTATCAACAAGAATTATGGGACGTATTTAATCTTGAGACAAAATTATTTCCATGTCTAGTTGACATGAGATTTAAAGGTGTAAGAGTTGATTTAGAAAAAGCAGACAATATTAAAAAATCTTTGATGCACAAAGAGAAAAAAATATTAAATAAAATCAAGCATTTAACTGGTGTTGATGTAGAGATAATGGCAGCACGTAGTATTGCCAAAGCATTTGATAAATTAAAACTACCATATGATAGGACAGAAAAAAGTAAAGAACCTAGTTTTACAAAAAACTTTTTACAAAATCATCCACACGAATTACCAAAAGCAATTGCTGAAGCAAGAGAAATAAATAAAGCTCACAGCACATTTATTGATTCAATAACTAAACACGCAGTTAATGGTAGAATACACGCAGATATAAATCAAATACGATCAGATGCAGGCGGGACGGTGACTGGTAGATTTAGTATGTCTAATCCAAACTTACAACAAATACCAGCAAGACATCCAGAGTTAGGTCCTTTGATTCGATCTATATTTATTCCAGAACAAAATCATACGTGGGGATCTTTTGATTACTCACAACAAGAACCCAGAATATTAGTGCACTATGCAAAGCTACAAAACTTAACTGGTGTAGATGAAATTGTAGATGCATACAATGCAGGTGATGCAGACTTTCACCAAGTTGTTGCAGATATGGCAGGCATAGAACGTAAACAAGCCAAGACAATTAATTTAGGTTTGATGTATGGCATGGGAAAAAATAAATTAATGGCAGAATTAGGATTAATGAAAGAATCTGCAGAAAAATTAATTAGGCAGTATCATACCAAAGCGCCTTTTGTAAAACAATTAATGGACAATGTATCTCGTAAAGCAAATGATCGAGGAAAGATTAGAACTTTACTTGGTAGAGCCTGTCATTTTGATTTATGGCAACCTGTTCAATTTGGTGTATATAAACCTTTACCATTAGAACAAGCGAGAAAAGAGTATGATGAGCCTTTAAAACGTGCATTTACTTACAAAGCTTTAAATAAACTAATACAGGGATCGGCTGCTGATATGACAAAAAAATCAATGGTAGCCCTCTATGAAAATGGTATAGTACCTCACATTCAAATTCACGATGAAGTTGATATTTCAGTGGAGTCGAATGAAAAGGCAGAGGAAATAATTGAAATTATGGAATCTGCAGTAGAACTAAAGGTCCCTAACAAAGTAGATTACGAGTCGGGGGCTAACTGGGGTGAAATTAAATAATGGCATATTTAAATGCAAACATACCACCAATATACGCCCAAATAAAAAGGGAGTATTTGTATGACCTTAAAAAACACCATGGCGAAGTTGAAGATTGTATTATCTTCGGTATATCGAGTCTTGGTGGAAGGGCTATATTATTTCACGCTCTTATGGGTAACGGTGCAATATTTTACCGCCTACCTATTAGCGCTTTTATTCAGAGAGGATACGACCCGACCAGAGTTCCCAAGCGCAGGCTGGATGAACTTGAGCTTTGGAATTCTTTCTCTTATTATCCTACTGTCACTCACTGGGCTATTTTAAGCGCAGCTTCCGGTTATTATTTTGGTAAAGATAAAAAGAAACACTATGGGTCTTATTTATTTACTATTGACTGGGGACACCCAGATGCTAATATATTAGACACTGACCATTCAGAGATCCCGCACGAACATAAGTGCGCACACATAATTGCTCTAGATGATGGCAATTTTGCAGCACAACCTAACAATAGATGTATTTGGGATTTACCTTCATTTACTGTCAAAGATAACATCCCTGATTGGAAAGTACAAAGCAACGAATGGAACGTAGAAGATTCAGGTAAGTGGAGAACCGCAGACACTGATGACTTCTTCTACGAGATCGAGGAGCAAAAAAATGATTGATAAAATTAAAAATGCAGCCATGCACTACTGGACTGAACACAAAAAAGTAGTAATCGCTGTGGTTGTTGTAATTGTTATAGCAATAATATTGTAGGTTTTATGACGGGAGATTGTTATGAATTACAAATTCACTGCAATACTCATAATTCTATTGTGCCTTATGGCATTTTTTTTAGAACCTGGATATATACCTAGATGAGTAAAAAGCCTTTAAACATATCTGAAGAAGCAGCTGTGCAAATGCCAATGAAGACGGTTGCCAGTTTGATCGCGATGATTGCGGTCGGCACCTGGGCTTATTTTGGTATTCACGAAAAACTAAATCAACACAGCACAAAGATAGAGTTGATGACAAAAGAT